GTTCCTTGGGAACACATCAAGGCGGGCTGGTCGAAGTCCGACGAGGTGGGTTTATACGGACACTTAAGCCATGTCTACGGCCTGTACTCGCCGACTAAGGCTGACAACGCTATAAAGTATGCCGCAGATAAACGCCGCTTCCACCCTATACGCGACTACCTTGACGGCCTGCCCCCTTGGGACGGCGTCACGAGGGTGGAAACACTTCTGATACGCTGCCTGCAAGCCGACGACTCAGAATACGTCCGCACCGTCACCCGGAAAACATTTGCGGCGGCAATCGCCCGCATATACAAACCCGGCACAAAGTTCGACAGCGTCCTAGTGTTCGACGGCGTGCAGGGCATCGGCAAAAGCACACTGCTCAAAGACCTCGTGGGCGATGAGTACTACTCCGAAACCCTCTCCCTCACCGACATGGACGACAAGTCCGGCGCGGAGAAGCTGCAGGGCTTCTGGGCGGTCGAAATACCGGAGTTCGCGGGAATGAAAAAAGCCGACATCGAAAAGGTCAAGGCGTTCATCTCCACCTCGGACGACAAGTACCGCCCAAGCTACGGTAAGGTGGTGGAAAGCCACCCGCGCCAGTGCATAATCATCGGCTCGGTCAACGGAGAGCGCGGCTACCTGCGCGACATCACGGGAAACCGCCGCTTCTGGATTGTAAAGGTGCATCAGGAGGAGCAGGTAAAGCGGTGGGACTTCACCGACGGTGAGCGAGACCAGATATGGGCTGAAGCCAAGGAGATATGGGAAAGCGGCGAAAAGCTTTACCTTGAGGGCGAGCTTATCAGAACCGCCGAGCTTGCGCAGCGCGATGCGATGGAAGCCGATGAGCGGCAAGGCTTAGTGGAGGAATATCTTGAGACGTTGCTGCCCGACAATTGGGATTGCATGGATATTTACAGGCGGCGCGAGTTCATACGCGACACAGATGACCCGACGCTCCAGAACGGGGCTGTGCGGCGGGAGTATGTCAGCAACGCCGAAATTTGGTGCGAATGCTTCGGGCGGAACATGTCCGAACTGAAGCCTGCCGACAGTTATGCGTTAGCCGCCATTATGGTACGCGTCAGCGGTTGGGAAAAGACTAAATTGAAACGACGGATACCTTTCTACGGAGAACAGCGTTTGTACGGGAGGTTGTCGCAAGCGTGAGAACCCTGCAACCACGGCACTTTGCGGACGTTTAGCGACAACTACGACAACTTTCTATATTAATTTAATCAGCGGCAGTATCAAGGGGGAGCAGTACACAACGCGCACGTAGGGTAATATATAGGGGGTTTTGTGTACCGCTTGTCGCATCAGCCCGCTCAAATGCTTATAGAATCAAGGTTTTAAGGGTGCGACAACCTCTGCGACAACTTATCTTAGGAGGTCAACATGAGCGAAAAATCCATAGAGCGCAAACTCGTCCAAGCGGTCAAGGCGATGGGAGGCATCGCGCCCAAACTCGCAAGCCCCGGATTCGACGGGATGCCCGACCGCCTTGTGCTACTGCCCGGTGGGAAGATTGCGTTTGTAGAAGTCAAGCGGCAAGGGGCGAAGCCAAGAGCATTACAGGAATCACGGCATGGGATGCTGCTGCGGCTAGGGTTCAAAGTGTACGTTTTGGACGATGGGGAGAATATAAACAGCATATTGGAGGAAGTAATAAATGACGCTTGCTGAGAAGATATTTGAATCAATGGGATTCCGCTTTGAATGCGACTTCACGGAAGATATTTTTGACAGGGTCATGTCCAGGGAGGTGGTACGCATGGACGGCGGTGTATTTATGCGGAATAAAGACGGCGGAATATTAATTACAGCATGGAACGCATATATCGGGATTCACGGGAACGACGCAGCAAAAGGCTACAGCCACGTCATGGAGCTTTACAAAGCGGGTGACAGCAATGAAATATAGTCCGCATGATTATCAGAAATACGCCAAGGGCTTTATAAACGACAACCCAGTCTCTTGTTTACTGCTTGATATGGGCTTGGGGAAAACTGCGATAACGCTGACCGCCATAAGCGACCTGCTGTTTGACAGTTTCCAATCCCACAAAGTCCTTGTAATCGCCCCACTCAGGGTAGCCCGCGACACATGGCCTGAAGAACTGCGCAAATGGGAACATCTCTCCGGCTTGCAGTTCTCGGTGGCGGTCGGCACGGAAGCGGAGCGCAAGGCGGCGCTTCGTGCAAAAGCCGACATCCACATCATCAACCGCGAGAACGTGCAATGGCTCATCGAGGACAGCGGGCTGCCGTTCGCCTTTGACACTTTAGTGGTCGATGAACTTTCCAGTTTCAAGAACCAGCAGACAAAACGTTTCCGTTCGCTGATGAAGGTACGTCCCAAGGTCAATCGCGTCATAGGTCTTACGGGAACGCCGAGCAGCAACGGATTGATGGACTTGTGGGCTGAGTTCCGGCTGCTTGACATGGGTCAGCGGCTCGGGCGGTTCATCGGGCAGTACCGCACAGAGCATTTCGTGCCTGACAAGCGCAATGGCCAGGTCATATTCAGCTACAAGCCGCTGCCGGACGCCGAGAAGCGGATATACGAGAAAATCTCCGACATAACCATATCCATGAAGTCCACAGACCATCTCGCAATGCCGGAACTGGTGAGCGCGGAGCATACGGTTCGGCTGTTGGAAAACGAGCGGGAACGGTATGACGAACTGCGGCGGGATTTGGTGCTGAAGATGACGGACGGCGAGGTCACGGCGGCAAACGCAGCGGCTCTGTCAAACAAACTCTGCCAGATGGCGAACGGCGCGGTCTACGGCGACGACGGCGAGGTACACCATATCCATGACCGCAAACTCGACGCTTTGGAGGATTTAATCGAAGCGGCGAACGGCAAACCCGCCCTTGTGGCGTACTGGTTCAAGCACGACTTGGAGCGGATAACGGAGCGGCTGCGTAAACTGCGCGTCACGTACTCGCGGCTTGATACATCCGAGAGCATTGCCAGATGGAACAGCGGCGAATTGCAAGTGGCGCTCATACACCCCGCATCGGCTGGTCATGGCTTGAACCTGCAAGCTGGCGGCAGCGCGGTCATCTGGTTCGGGCTGACGTGGAGCTTGGAACTGTATCAGCAGACCAACGCAAGGCTGTGGCGGCAGGGTCAACAGTCCGAGACCGTGATAATCCACCACATCATCGTAAAAGGCACGATTGACGAGCGGGTGATGAACGCCCTGTCGGAAAAGGACAAAACACAGACCGCGCTAATCGAAGCGGTCAAAGCCAATCTATGAAAACCTATGGAGTCAAAAGCTGCCAATCCGTGTGGATTATATTTATCGGAGGTCAGCAACATGGCTAAGTCCAAACTTACGGCGAAAGAGTATTTATCACAGGCATACCGCATCGACATCCGCATCAACAGCAAAATCAAACAGGCGCAGTCCCTACGGGCGGTAGCGGAAAAAGCGGCGGCAGTTTTATCCCATGCGCCGTTAGGCGGCACAAGGAACAACCACCGCATGGAGGACGTAATCGTAAAAATGGTGGACTTGGAAGCGGAAATCAACGGAGACCTGAACAGGCTCATCGACTTGAAACGCGAAATCATCACGGTCATTAAAAACGTGGATGCCGTGGAATTGCAGAATCTTCTGGAGCTTCGGTATCTGTGTTTCATGACATGGGAGGAAATCGCCGTTGAATTGAACTGGAGCATCAGGCAGGCGTATTATATGCACGGCGAAGCTTTGCGGGAAGTCGATAAAATCCGGTAGAAATAAAATCTTTGCAGTAAACTTCATTGCAATGCAGTTTCGGATTCTGATATCATTACAATAGCCGCAAAAAAAGGGTGCCCCAAATCCGGGCATCCTTTTGTTTTTCCACACGAACGGAGTGAGAACCATGCCATACAAGCCGAGCAAGCCATGCGCACACCGCAATTGCCCGAAACTGACCACCGCCAGATTCTGCGACGCGCATGCCAAAGCCGAAGCCGAGCGGTACAACCGCCACGGGCGCGACCCCGGCAGCAATAAAAAGTACGGCAGAAAATGGCGGCAGATAAAAACGGCGTTCCTTCTGGCTAACCCCCTGTGCGAGGTGTGCAAGGGCGGCGGCAGGCTCACGCCCGCTGTATTGGCGCACCACAAAATAACGCTGAAAAACGGCGGGACTAACGAGCATGGAAACCTGATGGCATTATGCAGCGGATGCCACTCACGGATTCACGCCAGAAACAAGGATTACTTCTAAATATGCGCGGAATGTAAAAGAGCGTGGCAGGTATACGGACAGGCGGAGGGGCGGCTGCAATCGCTGCGGCTGCGGCGCCGGACAGCGCGCTCGGCCTGCCGTGTGAATTTTTCAAAAATCAAAAATCAAAATAATAATCAAAATATCAAAACCAGAGGGGTGACGCTCATGCCCAGCGGAGGCTACCGTCCGGGCGCAGGGCGCCCGCGCAAGAATGCAATCGACAAGAAACTTGAAGGCAAAACGGCAGCAACGAAAGCTGCGCCGCAGCCCAAGCCTAAAAATGCGCATTACAAAAACGTGATGGAAGACTACTTTTCAATGGCGATGAAAGAGTGCGAAAAAGAAGTGCCGTCAGCAGACGCGCTACGCGCCGAGATTGAGGAATACATAGCGGCTCGTGGCTGCGATGGGTATGTCGCGCCGCAGACCGTAACGGACTATGTGCTGAACAGGCAGGGGTTTCTCGCCTGCGAGGCCATGAACCGCAAAATCGGTAGGATGACCAAAGACCTGAAGCTGTCGCCCTACGTCACGGCTGGCCAGGGTTATTACAAAGCCATGCAAGCAGACTTCAATCTAATTATGCAAATAATAAACAGGCACAGCGGAACGCAAGGCGAGGAGAAGAACGCCTTTCTTGAGCTTTTAACAAACAGGGGGTTTTAGGGTATGCAATCAACGGAGAGATTTGAAAAAGTGAATATAGACAGGCTTGTGCCGTATGTGAGGAACGCCCGCACACACAGCAAGGAGCAGATACTTCAACTCCGCTCATCGCTCCGCGAGTTCGGGTTCGTCAACCCTGTCATAGTGGACAAAGACCTGAACATCATAGCCGGCCACGGTCGCGTGATGGCGGCGAAGGAAGAGAACCTGACCGAAATCCCCTGCGTGTTCGCTGAGCATCTGAGCGAAGCGCAGAAGCGGGCGTACATCCTTGCGGATAATCGTCTCGCCATGAGTGCCGGATGGGACGAGGAACTTCTAGCTTTTGAGTTCGCCGACCTCAAAGACCTCGGCTTCGACATCGGGCTAACGGGCTTCGACGAGGACGAGATAGAGAAACTGTTCGCCGCTGACGGCAACGATATACAGGATGACGGTTTCGACCTCACAGCCGCACTTGAACAGGCGGCTTTCGTTTTGCCCGGAGATGTCTGGACGCTCGGCAGGCACAGGCTCATATGCGGCGACGCGACCGACGCGGACACGGTGAAGCGGCTGATGGACGGGCGCAAGGCTAACCTCGTGCTTACCGACCCGCCGTATAACGTCTCAATCGAATCGCGGGCAGGGTTGAAAATCAAAAACGACAGCATGAAGAACGAGCAGTTCTACGATTTCATATTGTCGTCGTTTAAAAACATGGCGGACAGCCTCGAGGGCGGCGGCTCTGCGTACATCTTCCATGCGGACACCGAGGGCGAGAACTTCCGCAGGGCTTTCCGTGAGGCGGGCTTCCATCTAAGCGGCACTTGCATCTGGGTCAAGAACGCATTCGTCATGGGGCGCTCCCCTTACCGCTGGCAACACGAACCCATCCTGTTCGGCTGGCTTAAGACCGGAGCGCATAAATGGTACGCAGGCAGGGCTGAATCCACCACCTGGAACTTCGACAGGCCGAAACGCAACGAGAACCACCCCACAAGCAAGCCGCTCGATTTGCTGGCTTACCCTATCCGCAACAGCAGCCAAGCCAACGGCATAGTGCTTGACTTGTTCGGCGGTTCGGGCAGCACCCTCATAGCCTGCGAACAGACGGACCGCATCTGCCATATGCTCGAACTGGACGAGAAGTACGCAAGCGTGATACTGCGCCGCTACGCAGAATTCAAAAGCTACGGCGGCGAAGACATAATATGCGATCGCGGCGGCGAGGCTATAGCTTACGCTGATTTAGTCAAGGAGGTAGCGGCGAAATGATTAAGTCGGTACTCCGCTACCCCGGCGCGAAGTGGGCATTGTCGAAATGGATATGCTCGAACCTGCCGGAGCATGACGTGTACGTTGAGCCGTTCTTCGGGAGCGGCGCGGTGTTCTTCGGCAAGGAGCCGTCATGCACCGAAACGGTAAACGACATTGACGGCAACGTGGTCAACCTATTCAAAACCCTCCGCGAGAGGACTGAGGAACTCTGCGCGGCGGTTTCGCTCACACCGTGGTCACGCGATGAATACCTGACATCCTACCTCCCCGGCGACGGCACTGACGATGTGGAGCAGGCGCGCGTGTTTCTCGTGCGGTGCTGGCAGGCGTTCGGCACTAGGACGGGACTGAGCAGCGGCTGGCGCAACCGCACAACGGGTAGGTCGCCCACCGAGCCGGACATATGGAAAACCCTGCCCGAACGGTTGGCGATGGCTGCGGCTCGTCTTCGCCATGCACAGATTGAGAACATGGACGCGATTGACTTGATTAAACGGTATAACGCGCCTAATTGCCTCATTTACGCCGACCCTCCGTATATGCCGGAAACACGCAGTAAAGGCATTTACGCGTTCGAGTGCGACGACGGCTACCATGCACGGCTGCTCGATGCGCTTGATGCGAACCAAGGCAGCGTAGTGTTGAGCGGGTACGCCCACGGCTTGTACAACGAGCGGCTGGCGCATTGGCAGCGTGTTGATAAGAACAGCTACGCAGAGAAAGGCGCGGCTCGTAACGAGGTGCTGTGGATTAAAGGTTCGGGGGTGGCTGGCGGTGTGTAATAATCTTACGCTCGGCTCTCTCTTCGATGGCTCCGGAGGTTTTACGCTAGGAGCCGTTTTGACGGGCATCGAACCCATCTGGGCTTCGGAAGTAGAGCCTTTTCCCATGCGCGTGACCACCAAACGGCTGCCGGACGTTAAGCACTACGGCGACATAAACAAGATAAACGGCGCATTAATCCCGCCTGTGGACATCATCACGGCGGGTTTCTGCTGTCAGGACTTGTCCGTGGCTGGCAAACGCGCAGGGCTGCGCGGCGAACGGTCTGGCTTGTTCTACCAGATACCGCGCATCATCAAGGAGATGCGCACCGCCACTAACGGCGAATACCCGAAGTACGCCGTGCTGGAGAACGTGCCGGGGATGTACAGCTCGGCTGGCGGAGGCGATTTTCTGGAGGTGCTCAATGAACTCATCCAAATCAAAGACGAAACCCTGTCAGTACCTATGCCTGAGAAAGGCAAATGGTCGACAAGCGGCGAAATCGTGGGAGACGGTTTCTCAATCGGCTGGCGGACGCTTGACGCTCAATTTTGGGGAGTCGCCCAACGTCGCCGCCGTTGTTACATTGTCGTCGATTTTACAGGCGGACGTGCCGGGGAAATACTATTTAACGAAACGCGCCTGCGAGGGAATCCTCCGCAGGGCTGCTTCGCGCGGCAAGGAACTGCCGGAAGTCCTGCGGCTGGCACTGGAAGCGCAGTCAATGTGCTAAACGACCAAGGCGGCGCGTTCATGGACGTTTCCGAAAACGTAACGGGAACGCTGCGGTCGCAGGAACACGGGCATCAGCCCATAGTGTTTGAACCCGGCGCTATGCTGCGGCTAGGCGGGCATTGCTGGCAGGGAGAACCCACAGGCGCGCTCCGTGCCGACATGGGAGACAACCGGCCTGCGGTCGCCATTCCGATTAACACTCAGGTCGGCTTGCGCAGCCACAAGGACGGCGACGGCACGGGTCTCGGCGTTGCAAACGACAAGGACCCCGCCTACACCCTGCAAGCCGCACACCCTCACGCCGTTGCTGTCGTGGAACACACGCCCTGTGTGTACGACGCCCGAGGAAACGGAGACGGCGAAACCGTCAACACCATAACAGGCGACCATAACAACCGCATAACGGATTACACCGCGCTCGTCATGAACGAAAGGCAGTACGCGCTTACCGTCAGCGAGGAAGTCGCGAACACTTTGACCGGGACTGATTTCAAAGGCACACAGTGCGTGTTCGAAAAAGTGCCCGCGACTTTTGACGTGCGGCTTACTTCCGAGGGTACGCTCAACGCCCGCAGCCACGTCTATGGCAGCGATGTAAGCCGCTCGGTTGACCGCAGCGGCAACGTTCCCGGCAGCAACCAAGGCGGTATAGCGGTAGTGGCTGTCGAGGGCAACGGCTCACGCCCTTCGCACAGGGGCGACGGCTACGGCGGCGAGGTCTCCTTTACGCTCAACTCGGTGGAGAAGCACTCGGTCTGCTACCAAGACCAGGTCGGCACGTTATGCGCTTCGGACTACAAGTTTCCCCAGCAGCAGCAGATTGACGAGGGCAAAGCCGTGGTGGAGCGCGTGGCGGTCGAAAACCATCAGCACGGCGGGTACCGCGAGATCGGCACGGCGGGTACGCTCAAATCATGCGGCGGCACCAACGGCGGCGGCTCAGAAAGCATGGTGGTCGAGAACCGCTACGTCGTCCGCAGGCTCACCCCGACCGAATGCGCCCTGCTCCAAGGCTTCCCTCCGGACTGGTGCGCAGGGCTTGAGACGCATGACCCGACCGAGGAGGACATCTCTTTCTGGTCGGAGGTCTGGGAGACGCACCGCATTATACAGGGAAAGTCAGCGAAACCGAAAAGCCGCAATCAGATAGTGAAATGGCTGAAAGACCCTCACTCGGATTCGGCTGAGTATAAAATGTGGGGGAACGGCGTTGCGCTTCCGTGCGTAGCGTTCGTACTCGACGGAATTGTGTCATGTACACAAAGATGTGCGGCAGCCGCCCCTTGATGATCGGTACATATATTATGCGTAATTGTCTTGCTATTCCGGGCGTTTAGAGTGATATATGTGATGCGCGGCAGGCCTGCGCAAACCGCGACATCAACAAAACGGAGGATACAGCAATGCAGAAAGTCAGAATCAACGCCGGAGGGCAGCAGGACAGGAAAGAACTCACCAACAGAATCGGCGGGCTGGTCGGCGTCGCACCGGTCTACGCGGGCGCGGGCGGCAACGTCATCGGAGGCGAACGGTTCAGGTTCAGCTACGTCGTGATGAACATCACAATCGCGCAGGACTGCACAATCGTCTGGGACGGGCGCACCGACGCCGAAACTATGGACAAAGTCTTTGATGGCTTGGAGCAGGCGGGTTACAGCTTCGAACGCCCTGCCATCGAGACCTTCAGCACAGCCACCGACACGGCAGACAACGAAGCTGACGAAACCCAAATTACCGATACCGATGAAGCACCCGCGTTCGAGGAACTGCGGCTCACCGAGCATGAGGAGTTTGGGCTAGGTCAGCAACACCGCGACCACCCCGGCGAGGACGGCATAATGCCAAGCGACGTACCAGACAATTATGAGGATTACCCACACTCGCTGACCATCGAAATGCCGCTCGACGGCTTCACGCCCGAAAAATTCGAAAACCTCTCCAGACTGGTTACCGCCAAAGCCCCGCTCCTCAAAGCTGCGCTCGGCGTGGACAACCTGCCGATTGAGCAGACGGCTGACGCACTCAGCTTCCCTTGGTTCAAGAGCGATGCCGCAATCGATGCCGCGCACATGGAAGCGTACTCGACTTTGGTCAGCATGCTCTGCAAGACGGCAATCGAAAAGAAGCGCGTCACGGCGAAGGAAAAGGACGCGCCCGACAACCCCAAGTACGCCATGCGCTGCTTCCTGCTCTCCCTCGGATTCATCGGCGAAGAGTACAAAGCCGCGCGTAAGATACTGCTATCCAACCTTGACGGAAACTCAAGCTGGAAAAACGGCAAGAAAACCGAAACGGAGGTATCAGGCGATGAGTAACCCCATAACAAAAACCGCGCTCGAAGCGCGCAGGGCAATATACAAAAAGGGAATCCGCGTGGAACTGATAGCCATGACAGACCCCTACGCCAAACTGAAACCCGGCGACCTCGGCACGGTGGATTTCGTGGACGACACAGGCACGGTGTTCATCGACTGGGACTGCGGCTCTTCCCTCGGCGCGGTCTACGGCGAGGACGAGATAAGGCGCATATCCGGCAAAGCCAGCGAAACTCTCATAGGACAGATTCTGGAGGTCAGGGCTACGGGAAAGACAAATATGTTCGACACCAACAACGTGCAGCGCATTGCGTTCGACAGCGGGTACTACGAACTGGTGGGCTTCATCGAGACCGACCGCAGGGCATACGCATCCTTCATCATGACGGGCGAAATGCCATAAACTACACAAACACGGCGGCTACACACACCCGAAAGATTGTGTATAATATGGCTCAGAATTGACTTGCTATTAATCCGTTTTGAAGTGATATATGTGTATGCCGCAAGGCACACAACACTTTGAAACGGAGGGCGCGACAATGTTTAACAGCAGGTTTGGAATCGAAATCGAGATGACGGGGATCACAAGAGGAGAAGCGGCGAGGGTAGCGGCGGAGTACCTCGGAGGCACGGTGAGGAGCATTGATGACTGCTACGACACCATGGCGGTCACGGCGCCGGACGGCAGGGTCTGGAAGTTCATGAGGGACGCGTCCATCGACTGCCAGCGCAGGGAGAACCGCCAGAAAGCCGGAGCAAGCAAAGCCTACAGCGTCGAGCTGGTCAGCCCCATCCTCACCTACCGCGAGGACATCGGCACGGTGCAGGAACTGGTCAGGCTGCTGCGCAAAGCCGGGGCATTTGCGAACGCAAGCTGCGGGGTCCACATCCACCTCGACGGCGAACCCCACACGCCGAGGAGCATCCGCAACTTTGTCAACATCATCGCAAGCAAGAACGACCTTTTTTACAAGGCTCTCCAAATCGCGCCGGAGCGCATCCGCTACTGCAAGAAAATGGACAGCTACTTGGTGGACAGGATGAACCGCAGCAAGCCGCAGACCATCGGGCAGCTTGAGGAAATCTGGTACGAGGGCTACAGCGAGAGCCGCACACTGCACTACCACAACAGCCGCTACCACTTTTTGAACCTCCACAGCTTTTTCACAGGGCATCAGACGGTCGAGCTACGCGGCTTCAACAGCGAACTGCATGCCGGCAAAATCCGCAGCTACATCGTCCTCGCCCTAGCGCTAAACAATCAGGCTCTCACACAGAAGAGCGCGTCGGCGAAGAAGCCGCAGGCCGACAACGAGAAATTCGCCATGAGGACTTACCTCAACCGCATCGGCTTCATCGGCGAGGAATTCGCCAACTGCCGCGAACACCTGACGGCGCACCTCGACGGCTCGGCGGCATGGAGGTTTCGGGCGGCATGAGCTGCCCGGACGTAAACAGCGAAAGGAGCGAAACGACAATGGATAAAGGATACAGATTGTACATAGCATACGGCTCGAACATGAACCTCGCGCAGATGGCAGCCCGCTGCCCCACGGCAGCCATCGCAGGGGCTGCCGAACTTAAAGGCTACAGGCTTCTCTTCAGGGGAGCGCACGAGGGCGCAGTGGCGACCGTTGAGCCGCACGAAGGCGGCAGCGTCCCTGTGCTTGCATGGTGGGTGACTCACGCGGACGAGGCCGCCCTCGACCGCTACGAGGGCTGCCCGTGGCTCTACCGCAAGGAAACGGTCAGAATCAGGATGGACGGCAAAACGCACCTCGCGATGATTTACGTCATGAACGTGGAGGATTTGCCGACGGGGAGATACCGCCCGCTCGGGCAGCCGAGCGCATACTATTACACATCCATACTCGAAGGGTACAAGGATGCCGGCTTCGATGTCGATATCCTGCGGAAAGCCACGACCGACTCGGTAGAGCCGGATGAATACGCATTTGACGATACGCCGTAGTATACACAACCCCGCCCTTGAATGATTGTGTACTTTATATCGCGGAAATGACTTGCTATTAATCCGTTTTGAAGTGATATATGTAAGTGCCAAACGGCACACAACACTTTATCAAGGAGGCCACCGCCATGACAAATCAACTCAAACTCAACCAGACCGTCCGCAACCTCGGAATCCTCGCCAAGGTAGCCGGTTTCCACGAAATCACGGGAGACCCGATACTCCGCCCGCTCTGGGACGACGGCAGCCGCTGGACAGCCGATGCCGCCAAGTGCGAACCCATGGGCGGCGAACCCGAAACCATGGCGCACAGGGAAGGTCTGGTATGCCTCGGTTAATCCGGGGCGCACGAAGGAAAGGAGGCAGACGCTATGTGGAGCGAAGGAACAATCATCTGCGCGGAAACCGGGAACAGCTATAAATACTGGGTCAAGCATTATGAGAATCCGAGTACCGACTACGGCATCGACGGCGGCAGAATCAGCAAGCTCACCATCCGCAAGGTCGGAGAACCCAAAGACCTCTGCAATTACGACAGAGGCTGGGACGTAGAACCCGCAGACGAAATCAAGGCGGTCTACGCCACTATCATCGGGAAATACAACTAAAACCTAACCACGAAATCAGCCGAGGGCACCCCGCTAGGGGTTGTCCCTCGTACAGATAGATTTTAGTCTCAAGCGAAAATATGGCCGTATGCTAGTTTTTGCACAATATTCAAAATGCCTCTGCCTCGCAGATAGCCGATGCCGCCAGTAATCTGCTCTACCGTATAGTGCGGTAAAAGTGCTTGGACGATTTGACTTGTCGCCCACTGCGGATGAAGTGTGAATAATTGACGGATATCCAATGTAACCATGACAATAGCCTCCATTAAAATAATTATACTTATTAATAGTCACGAGCAAGAAAAAAGTAAAGTGCTTTTTAAAGGTAAAACCAAACTTAACAATTCCGCAACATTTCAAAAGCTCTCAAAAGTCTTCACACGAACCGCAGGGAGGAGGATGCCGGATGCCTGAGTTCACATACAAGCCAACGCCGCTGATGCTCCCCACGAGCCGCTACGACGGGCGACGCGCGGACTTCGCGGTCAACTTCATATCCATGCTCAAACACACCACCGGCGAGTGGTACGGCAAACCTTTCCGTCTAATGCCGTGGCAGGAGCAGATTGTCAGGGACATCTTCGGCATAGTCGGCGAGGACGGCTACAGGCAGTTCCGCATGGCGTATGTGGAAGTCGGCAAGAAAAACGGCAAGTCAGAGCTGGCGGCGGCAATCGCGCTCTACCTTTTGTTCGCCGACGGCGAAGCGGGCGCGGAAGTGTACTCCTGCGCCGCTGACATCAACCAAGCCAGCATCGTGTTCAACACCGCCAAGGCTATGGTCGAGCAGTGCAGTGACTTACACAGCCTGTCAAAACTTGTGCCGTCCACAAAGCGCATCATATTCCCGCACACCAACAGCTTCTACAGGGTGCTGTCCAGCGAGACAAAATCCAAACAGGGCTTCAACGTGTCAGGCCTCATCTTCGATGAACTCTTCGCGCAGCAGACGCGGGAACTGTTCGACACGATGACCAAGTTCACGGGCGATGCAAGGCGGCAGCCGCTCTACTTCCTCATAACCACGGCGGGCAGGGACAGGACGAGCATATGCTACGAGATACACCAGAAAGCTAAAGCGGTCATGGACGGATCGAAGCTGGACCCCGGCTTCTACCCTGCCGTGTTCGGCATCGAAGATGGCGACGACTGGAAAGACGAGCGTGTATGGCGGCGCGTAAACCCGTCCATCGGAGTGACAATACCGTTTGAGACCGTGCAGGCCGCCTTTGAGCAGGCGATGCAGAACCCCGCAGAGGAGATGCACTTCCGGCAGTTCCGGCTTAACGAGTGGTGCAACGCCGATATACGCTGGATGCCTATGGACAAATGGGATGCCTGCGGCGAGTGGTTGGACATTGACGATTACAAAGACCGGGACTGCTACGCCGGACTGGACTTGTCCTCCACGGGCGACCTTACTGCGCTTGCGCTGGTGTTCCCACCGGAGGGCGGCGATGACGAGAAGTACACCGTATTGCCTTACTTCTGGCTGCCTGAAAACGCCATCGACCTGCGGACACGGCGCGACCATGTGCCGTATGCGGTATGGAAAAAGACAGGCATGGTCAACACGACCGAAGGCGACGTTGTCGATTACGATTATGTCGTTTCGTTCATAGAGAAACTCGCCGACGAGTTCCGCATCCGCGAAATAGCCTACGACCGCTGGGGCGCGGAGAAGATACGCCGCGACTTGGAGGAGTTGGGCGCGGAGCGCGGGTTCTCCGTGTTCCCGTTCGGTCAGGGCTTCGCTTCGATGGCTGCGCCGACGCGCGACTTGATGCAGTTGGTGCAGGAGGGCAAGTTCCGCCACGGAAAGCACCCTGTCCTCGACTGGAACATGGGCAACGTGGTAGCCGAGACTGACGCGCACCTTAACGTAAAGCTGTCAAAAAAGAAATCGACGGAAAAGATAGACGGCGCGGTAGCCCTCGTCATGGGGCTTGCTAGGGCGATGCTGATGGGCGGCGGGGCGACGGATAGTGTTTATGATGAGCGGGGGTTGTTGTTTATTTAGCAACACTATCAGTCTTAGAAAACGCAAACCGCATATTATCGTAGGATATTGAGGGCGAGTAGCCTTGCTGTATACAATATGCACACAACAGAATTGTGCTTATGCCTAGAAAATTTATTGTGGCAAGAACGTATTTACCATTGGGTCCGTTGATAATTGCTGCCATTGATTGTTCACCTCCTTAAGGTTGATATGCGCAACTAACCTTTCGCCGGGGTTGATGTGATTTCCTCTCGTTCTATATCTCCTAGTGGACACTCAATGATATAACCCGAGACTATAAACTGCTCATTACAGGCAACACAGTCTTTATAGAAATTGATTTTTAGATGGCGCGCTTCCTCAGTGCGTGTTTCGGAAAACAAATGATACTCATTTTCTAGGTCAACAGCGTTTGTTGACTTACAGTAAGGGCATTGCAATTCTCTGACAAGGCTAAATACTGCAGGCTCAATGCTGACAGTACGTACTATTCTCATTGAAGCTGGAGCAAGTGGTACATGGCTATAGCAGCTTCCGCTCACGAAGTATTTTGCACCTATGGTTCTTGATAATTCTTTCTGAGTTCTTGTAGAAGGGCGTATAGGCTCGTAACCGAACCTCGAAAGAATTGTTTTTATCATACATCCTACAACTGTCCGTCGCTGTTCATTAGCAAGGTCAAAACTATCTGATGGGTTTTTGGTGCAATAATTCTCGATTATTAGGACAACAGGAGATAGCGCGGGTTTTCCGGAATCTGATGCTTCAATCATTGCGATAATACTCCAGTCTCGAGACAGCAAGTCAAAAACCGCCTTAGCACCGGTGCTAGTTTCGAGGTCTTTGCCGCATTTTGGGTTTTCAATAAGGAAATCATGGTATGACGCTTTCATCTGCGGTTCTCCCTTCTTAATAGCAACTGAAATTGGATGCTTTAATTATAAAGCATCCAATTTCAGTTGTCAAGACCTTAGAGGTGATTTAATGAAAAATATTTTTACCCTGTTCCGCTCCCGCGACAAGCCCGCTAACCGCGTCGGGAGCGGCTTTACGTTCCTGTTCGGCGGCACATCGTCCGGCAAGGCGGTGAACGAAACGACGGCGATGCAGACCTCGGCGGTCTACGCCTGCGTCCGCATACTTGCCGAAGCCGTGGCGGGATTGCCGCTCCACGTCTACGAGCGGACGGAAGCAAGCGGGAAAACCATCAAAACAGACCACCCGCTGTGCCGTCTGCTCCACGACGAGCCGAACGGCGAAATGACCTCGTTCGTGTTCCGCGAGACGCTTATGACGCACCTGCTGCTCTGGGGCAACGCCTACGCGCAGATTGTCCGCGACGGTCGTGGCTGCCCCGTTGCGCTCCACCCGCTGCTGCCGAGCAAAACGGTTGTCGAACGCGCAGACAGCGGCAGGCTGCTCTACACCTACCATGGCGATAAAGGTCAGGCAAAACTAAGCCGCGAGAGCATACTGCACATACCGGGTCTCGGCTTCGACGGTCTCATCGGCTACTCGCCAATAGCGATGGCGAAGAATGCGGTCGGCATGTCCATCGCCACCGAGGAATACGGCGCTAAGTTCTTCGCCAACGGCGCGAACCCCGGCGGGGTGCTGGAACACCCGTCAACCATCAAGGACATACAGCGCGTTAAGGACAGTTGGAACTCCGGCTACCAAGGCAGCGGCAACGCCCACCGCCTTGCGATACTGGAGGAGGGCATGAAGTACCAGCAGATAGGCATACCGCCGGAGCAGGCGCAGTTTCTGGAGACGCGCAAGTTCCAGATAAACGAAATCGCACGAATATTCCGAGTCCCGCCGCATATGGTCGGTGACTTGGAGAAGAGCAGCTTCTCCAACATAGAGCAGCAGAGCCTTGAGTTCGTAAAGTACACGCTCGATCCGTGGGTGGTGCGTTGGGAGCAGTCGCTTCAGCAAGCATTATTACTGCCAAGCGAAAAAAACACGGTGTTCATAAAATTCAACGTGGACGGCCTGCTGCGCGGCGACTACGAGGGGCGCATGAAGGGGTACTCCATCGGCATCCAGAACGGGTTCATGTCGGTGAACGACGTGCGGGCATTGGAGGATATGAACCTGCTCTCCGAGGAGGAAGGCGGCAACCACCACATGGTCAACGGAAACATGGTCAAGCTCCGCGACGTTGGCGCGGCGTACAAGCAAATCAAGAAGAAGGAGGACGGCACAGCATGAAAACAAAGAAATTCTGGAACTGGTCGAATAACGAATCCGAACAGGAACGCACATTATACTTCGACGGCGTAATCTCGGAGGACACATGGTGGGGCGACGAGATAACGCCCGCTCTGTTCAAATCCGAACTGACATCAGGCTGCGGCGACATAACCATATGGCTCAACTCGCCCGGCGGCGACTGCATAGCGGCATCGCAGATATACGCCATGCTGATGGATTATAAGGGCAAGGTCACGGTCAAGATTGACGGTCTCGCGGCATCTGCCGCAAGCGTTATAGCGATGGCAGGCACGGAAGTCCTGATGGCGCCCACGGCTTTGATGATGGTGCATAACCCGCTGACCATTGCAATCGGCGACAGCGACGAGATGCAGAAAGCAAAGGCGATGCTCGATGAGGTAAAGGAATCCATCATCAACGCCTACGAGATTAAGACAGGCCAGAGCCGCGCCAAGCTGTCAAGCCTGATGGATGCGGAGACATGGCTCTCGGCGCACAAGGCGGTAGAGCTGGGCTTCGCTGACGGAATGCTCACGGACGGGAAACGGCAAGCCGCCGACACAGCGGAGGCCGCAGAAAATTACGCATTCAGCCGCAGGGCTGTGACCAACTCCCTGATGGACAAGCTGAAACCAAAAGAAAACGAACAGCCGGAACTGCAAAGAGTCCCCGCAGAGTCGCTGGAAAAGCGGCTCTGTTTAATATCACACTAAATAACGGAGGTAGAAAGAAAATGAGCATGATACTTGAACTGCGCGAGAAACGCGCGAAAATCTGGAACGCCGCCAAGGAGTTCCTCGACAGCAAACGCGGCGCAGACGGGCTTGTCCCCGCCGAAGCCGCAGCGGAGTACGAGAAGATGGAAACGGAAATGGTGAGCCTCGGCAAGGAAATCGAGCGGCTTGAACGTCAGGCGGCATACGCCCTTGAGTTGGCGACACCCACCAGCCAGCCAATCGCGACCGCGCCGCAGAAACCTGGACCGGCAAAAGAGGGGCGTGCCAGCGACGAGTACAGGCC